TCTGAGGCAGAGATTGTCTCAGATGAACCACTGAGTCCGATGCTTGGAACAGTGAAGACCGGGCATGTTGTAGATCGGAGGGCCGCTGAATTAGTGGAAGTTTTATTCGGAAAGGAGGTCAGAGACCGCGCACGAAATTACACACGGTCGGGGGCTACCCTAGAACTACTTTATGAAAGTCTGGGTAAGTACGACCATGGTGATATCGCCTGGTCAGCTCTGAGTGAGGACGTCAGGTCGAGGCTCGCGGACGCCATGAATGAGGCGTATAAGGTCTTTGGCGTCAAAGGTTTGACTCCGAAGCCTCTTAATGAGGTTAGAGTTGAACCTTCATCTCCGGGTGCCTCGTGGCGCCTCTATGGTCGGACTGGGAAACGGACTGACCTTTCAGTCTATGCTGAAGGACTTGCCCGTGCCCAGAATATAATGGATAAGGCGATGCGTCGGAAGCAGCCCTACTGCGAGTTGGCACCATGCCTAGCCTACCTTAGAACACAGTTGGCCCCTAGAAACAGTCCGAAGGTAAGGTTAGTGTGGGGATACCCCTTCGAGTTAAATTTAATTGAAGGGGCCTTCGCTGACGCTTATCAGGAGGCACTCTTGGCCAGGAATGCGCCTGTGCTACCCCGCACGAATCGGTGGATAGCAATGGCGTTGGATCACGTGAAGCAGGCTGGAACCCCTGTGGGTCTTGACTGGTCGCGTTTTGACGCGACAGTTCCAAGGTTCCTTATTCGCTTCGCATTTGGTATAGTACGAAAGGCGTTCGGAGCCGAATATAGTGGTGTCTTCGACATGATCGAGCACTACTTTATTCATACGCCAATCACTATGCCTGATGGCCGGACTTTCATTAAACACACTGGGATTCCTTCGGGTTCCCGTTTTACAGCCTTAATAGGCTCAATCATCAATTGGGTCTTGATAAAGGCTATGACTCGGGGCTTGGCTCGACAACTCCATACTGTTGGGGATGACAGCCTCTTTGCTCTAGGTCTCAGTGAAGATGAAGTCCGTAACCAAATGTCAGAGTGGGAGCAATTTGCGTCATCACTAGGGATGATCATTAACACCAAAAAGTCGGAAGTTGGTGGTAATGTGAAATTCCTTGGGAGACGCCAATTGTATGGTTCAACTCGACGTGATCCTGGCACACTGCTGCTCCATTTTATGCTACCCGAAAGATTGGGCGCTGATATGGAGGAGCGGCTCTTAGGTTTACTTTGGGACTCTAGCCTTAACAGCTGGAGCGTGTTTTCCTTGTACGCGCAGTATGTGAGGCCGTCAAGGAGGGTAGACCCGAGAAGAGTGCCGTGGCCGATGCGTATGGCGCTAAAGGGTCAGAGGTTGATCTCCGTCGGTGCCATATTCGCATACGGTTG